TCCTGAAGAAGTAAGCGTAAGTCTTGATGGAGCGGAGATTTTTGAGTTTGACGCTGACGATGACGGTTTAGACCACAACACTAATATTGCAGAACTCCTTGAAGAACAAGCACTTAACTTGATTTCTGACGAGTTGCTCGACGCATACGAAACAGATTTGGAATCTCGTGCTGAGTGGGAAGAGACTTATTATGATGGACTTGAGTTACTGGGTCTTAAGATTGAGGATCGCAGTGAACCATGGGAAGGTGCGTTCGGTGTCTACCACCCTGTTCTGGCTGAGGCGGTTGTTAAGTTTCAAGCAGAAACAATTGTGGAAACTTTCCCTGCACAGGGCCCAGTTAAGACGAAGCTTCTTGGCGCATACTCAAAAGAAAGAACAGAGTCAGCGAACCGAGTAAGAGAAGACATGAACTACATGCTGACTGACGGCATGCCAGATTATCGTTCCGAGCACGAGCGTTTGCTTTGGAACTTACCTATTGCAGGCTCTGCGTTTAAGAAGGTGTACTTTGATCCATCACTGGATCGCCCAGTCGCACAGTTTATTCCCGCAGAAGATTTAATTGTCAGCTACGGCACCTCGTCGTTAGAGTCTGCACAACGTATCACTCATCGCATGAAGCGTACTCAGAACGAGATGCGCAAGATGCAGGTCAGCGGCTTCTATCGCGACGTGGAGCTTGGCGACCCAGTGGCTGACAATGATGAGGTCAGCAAGCGTAAAGACGAGCTAGGCGGTTACAACGCGTCTCAGGACGACAGATACACGCTATTAGAGATTCATTGCGATCTTGACATCGAAGGCTTTGAAGATACCGACAAGAACGGCGATCCGACAGGCATCGAGATTCCGTACATCGTGACAATCGAGAAGGGCACCGGTGAGGTGTTGTCGATTTATCGCAACTACGATGAGGAAGATGATCGCAAGCGTCGTCTGAACCATTTCTCACATTACAACTACGTACCGGGCTTTGGTTTTTATGGCTTTGGATTAATTCACCTTATAGGTGGTTACGCTAAAGGTGCTACATCTATCATGCGTCAGCTTGTAGATGCTGGTACCCTGTCGAACTTGCCGGGTGGTTTCCGTACACGGGGTATGCGTATAAGGGGTGGTGATACGCCTATCGCCCCCGGCGAGTTCAGAGATGTCGATGTACCGACCGGTACAATCCGCGACAACATCATGCCTCTTCCATATAAAGAGCCTTCGATGGTTCTTCAAAACATGCTCAACACTGTTGTTGATGAGGCTCGTCGCTTTGCGGCAATGGCTGATGTGCAGGTCTCGGATATGCAGGCTAACTCAGCTGTAGGTTCTACCCTTGCAGTTCTTGAGCGTCAGTTGAAGACAATGACCGCAGTTCAGTCTCGCGTACACCACGCGATGAAAAGCGAGTTTAAGATTCTCAAGCGCATCGTTGCTGAGATGGCTCCTGAGTCCTATGAGTACGACGCGATTGGTGATGAGCCGATGGGCGCTCGTCGCATGGACTACGAGCTCACCGACATTATCCCTGTATCTGATCCTAACGCTTCAACAATGGCGCAGCGTGTAGCTCAGTATCAGTCTCTACTTCAGTTGGCTCAGCAGGCACCGAATCTCTACGATTTACCTTTGCTGCACCGTCAGATGATTGAGGTTCTTGGCGTTAAAAACGCTTCAGAGTTGGTTCCTGACAAAGATGACGTCAAACCATGCGATCCAATCACTGAGAACACCAACATGCTTCAAAGCAAGCCTGTTAAGGCGTTTGCGTACCAAGACCACGAGGCGCATATCAAGGCGCACCAAGCGTTTGCGGACGATCCGAAGATTCAGCAGATTGTTCAGGCAGAAGGCCCAGCGGCTCAGGCTAAAGCTATGGCTATGCACGCGCACATCGCTGAGCACGTAGCGTTTTTGTATCGAGCCAAAGTCGAGGAAGAACTTGGTGTTCCACTACCAGCTCACGACGAAGAGCGTGGTATGGAGCCAGAGCAGGAGCTCGCTATTTCACGTTTGGTTGCAGAAGCAGCTCCTCGTGTTACTGGCAAGCACCAGCAGGAAGAAAAAGCCAAGCAGGATCAAGCTCAAGCCCAAGACCCTGTTATGCAGATGCAGCAGAAAGAGTTGCAACTACAAGAAGGTGAACTACAGCGCAAGATGAAGAAGGACGAGATGGATCACCAGATCAAACTCGCTCAGGTTCAAATTGACGCAGCACGAATTCAGTCCGACGAGAAGAAGTCTGGTGCAGCCCTAGGCGCCAAGCTTCGTGAGGCTGATGCCAAGATTAAGTCTGATGAAAAGAAGACTGGTCTAAAAGCAGGGGTCGATCTATCCAAACAATAGGAGGATAAATGATCACAACCTTCGCCGCCAAGGCGCAACAAGAGCTGGATATGTTAACCGACGACGTAACCAAATGGCTCGCATCCGGTAAGGCAAAAGATTATGCCGAATACCGCTACATGGTCGGGCAACTAACTGCACTTGATGCAGCACATTCAATCTTAGATGGACTTCTAAGAGCATACGAGCTATCGGAGGACCAGTAATGGACGCCGCAGAAAACATTGAACTATCCGATAAGGATGTTCCAGTACCTACAGGCTACCGCCTGCTAGTTGCTTTACCGCAAATTAAAGAGACCTATGGCGATTCAGGTATCGTCAAAGCTCAATCTGAGATCAAGAACGAGGAACTCTCGTCTATGGTGGTTCAGGTTGTAGATATGGGTCCAGACGCGTACAAAGACCAAACGCGTTTTCCGAATGGTGCGTACTGTAAGGTCGGTGATTTTGTAATGATCCGCGCTTATTCAGGTACACGTTTTAAAACACACGGCAAAGAGCTGTTCCGTCTTATTAACGACGACTCAGTAGAAGCAGTTGTTGGCGACCCTAACGCATTTACGAGGATTTAATCATGGCACTAATTAACAGTGAAGACAGCTTCGACGATACAGAATTCGTCGTAGGCTCAGACCCATCAGGCATGCCACCGGGCATGCAATCAGCTAAGGACGACGATGAAGTCGAGATCGATATTGAGGAAGAAACTGAAGCCCCTGCGAAGAAAGAGGCCAAAGCGGAACCTGAAGACGATATTGAGATTGAGTTTGTTGACGACACTCCAGAGGCTGACCGCTACCGCGAGCCGCTTCCTGATGAAGTAAAGGCAGAGCTTGAGAACGTAGACGCTGAAGAATACTCAGCTAAGGTTAAGTCTCGTATCGATCAGATGAAAAAGGCTTGGCACGACGAGCGTCGTGAGAAAGAGGCGGCTCAGCGTGAACGCGAAGAAGCTGCACGTCTTACCAAGCAGCTGATGGAAGAGCGCAACACCTTAAAGGCTCAACTGGCTAAAGGTGAGCAGTGGGCGCTTGAGCAAACAAAGCAACGCGCAGCGCTACAACTAGAGCAAGCAAAACGCGCGTATCGCGATGCGTATGACTCTGGTGATGTTGATCAGATGGCGACAGCCCAAGAAATGCTGTCTCGCGCCACCTATCAAGCGGACCAAGCTAACAACATGTACCCTATGTTCAAGCAAGAACAAGCAGAAGCAAGCTCTTTACAGCAAGCCGATCAAGGTGTATATAATCAACAATATAATGAGCCACGAGTTCAAGCACCTGAGCCTGACGACAAAGCAAAGTCGTGGGGCGACAAGAACAAGTGGTTCGGAAACGACGATGAAATGACTAGCTTTGCGCTAGGACTTCATCAAAAGTTAGTTAAGGAAGGCGTGCCTCCCACGACTGACGAATACTACGAGCGAATTGACGCTCGCATGCGTGAGGTGTTCCCCGATAATTTCGAGGACTCTCCAAAGAAAGAAAAGCGACGCCCAACAACCAACGTCGCACCCGCAGGCCGTACGGCTAAGGGCAAGAAGGTTGCATTAACACGGTCTCAACTGGCGATTGCTAAGAAGCTGGGTGTTTCACCTGAAGCCTACGCGAAAGAGTTGATGAAACAGCAGGAGTCTTAATATGACAACTCGTGAACCCAAAAAACTCAATCGTGAACAATCTACCCGTGAAGAAACCGCGCGCGTAAAGGCGTGGAAACCAGCGAGCGTGCTCCCTGATCCCACCCCTGTCGACGGATATAAGTTCCGTTACATTCGTAAAAGCATGTTGGGAGTGAATGACCCAACAAACTTCTCACGTAAAACTCGTGAAGGTTGGGAAACCTGTCGTCTAGAAGATCACCCAGAGTTAGCTCTGATGGTCGACAACGATGCACAGGCATCTGGTCTCGTAGAGATCGGTGGTCTCATCCTCTGCAAAATGCCAACTGAATTTGTTGAGCAGCGTCGTGAATATAACGACCGCCGTAATCAAGCTCAGGTGGATTCTGTAGATAACAGCTTTATGCGTGAGAACGACCCTCGCATGCCGCTATTCTCGGATAAAAAGTCC